AAGTGGTAATGTTGGTATTGGAACTAATAATCCAAGTGAGCAATTACATCTTGATTGGGGTAAGTTTAAAATGACAAATGCTGCTGGTCAAAATGAAAGATTTCTCACTATTACTGGTGAAAGTGGTTACGGAGGATTTGAATTAGGATGGGCTAATTACAGTGGTCATGATAAAAACGTTGATTTATATATGAATAATAATAGTGGATCATCAGTTAAGGTTGGTTTTTTCGAAAACAGTAGTGGTGATATGGGTAGAATTAATGATTTTACTGGACAACATAGATGTATGCCACAAAATAATGTAGATAGTAGTCACTATGGATTAATTGTTTATTCGACGGGTGAATATGTAAATATAGATGGTCAAATTTCTCCTACAATGGTAGAATCATTACCTATTTGTGATTTATCTAATACTGATAATGATATTAGAGTATTTGGAGTAGTGTCAGATGAAATTGATAATAATGATAATAGAGCAAGTGGTTATGGAGCTTTTAAAACAATACAGAAAAAGACTAATGATAATGAACAAAGAATTCACATAAATTCTGTAGGTGAAGGTAGTATTTGGGTTTGTAATAAAAATGGTAATGTTCCAAATGGTGATTACATTACTACTTGTTCTGTTGTTGGATATGGAGTTAAACAATCTGATGATATATTACATAATTATACTGTTGCGAAAATTACTTGTAATTGTGATTTCAGTTTAACTAAAATAGTAAAACAAAAATTAAAGGTTGCTATTACAATTAATACAGAAACAGTACAAGAGTATGAAATAAAAACAAGAACTACAACTAAAACTACGATTGAGTATAATGAAACTTTACAAAAATATGTAGAAATAGAATCAACAAATACAGAAGAATATCAAGAAGAAGTATATGATATTATTCAATTATATGATTCACAAGGTAACGAATTGGTTGATGAGAACGGAAATTCAAGAACACATGAGATTCAAAAAATGAGAGAAATACAAAAAACAATAACAACAATAATTTACGATGAAAATGGTAATGTTCAATATGAGGATGATTTAGATGAAAATGGACAACAACAAATGGTATACAAATATGATACTCGTTTCTTAAATGCTGATGGAACTTTGATTATAACTGAAGCAGAATATACAACTAAGAGAAATAATGGTGAAAATGTTTATCTTGCTTGTTTTGTAGGATGTACTTATCATTGCGGTTAGAACTGTTCTAACTATATTCAAAATATTTTTTCTGTAAAAACGAATAAAACATAGTATAATATAATAATTTACAAATAATAATAACAAAATTGAATTTTTATTTGTAAATATAAATACAAAAATGATTTTTCCACCTCGTTGTATTACATGCGGAAAATTAATTGGTAATAAGATTTCTATTTATGAAGAGAAAGTGAAAAAACGGATAGAATCATCAAACGGAACTGATTTGAAAACAGTTCAAGTTGGTGATATTTTGACTGAATTGGGATTTAAAAGATATTGTTGTAGAATGATGTTTCTTGGACATTTACCTTTAATTGATAAAATAGATAATCCATATACATATAAAATAGATGAATTTCAACAAGAAATATAAATTTTATATTGTATTTTTATTATAATATGTTAACATTCCGATAATACTGCCAAGTATTCCCCCATATAATACTTGAAAAAATGTATGACAAGAATTATATATTCTGGAATAACTTATAAATATACTACTTATTATAAGTGCAAATATACTAGCAAATTTTGTAAATTTATTATAATTATTATCAAAATATATTAATAACGAAAAATATATACTTGAATACCAAGAACTTTGACTGTGTCCGGATGGCATTCCATATGATTTTAAATTAAAATAAAAAAATTTATCTATAATAGAACAATTACTAGCGTTTTTTGGTCTAGGCATTTTAAAAACGTATTTTAGTATTTTATTTAAAAATTCTGAAATAATAAAACCTTTAAAAAAGGCAACATGATTTTTATTATGACTATATAAATAATTTATAATTGGAATCGAAATGTAAATGATAGGAGATATTTTAGAAAAAAATAGTAAAGTGTCAAATATTGATTTATATATCATATATTCTATATTATTATATAATTTTTTTTTCTACAATGAAGAAAGTCTTTATATCATAGTTTCAGTAAACATTTTACGAGAAAGATGTTTTGTAACTAATTCAAATATAAACATATTTTGAATGATTGATGCTGTTGATTCTTCGGAACCTTTAAAATCATAAAGTTCACCATCTGGAGTATATATTTCAATTGTAAATTTTCCTAATGAAGCTAATGTAGGAATAAATTTTTTAAAACAATAACATTGTCCATTTACACGACAATGAACTGTATTTCCAATAATTTTATCCGGAATTAAAATAGCAATAGCTGTTCCTAATATTGTACTTGTACCTTCTAAAGAATTATCTAATTCTGGAATTTTTAAAACTAAATATGGATGTACTAATTCAAATCCTTTTGGTAATAAACATTCAGTTAACTGTATTGTATATAAATTTTGTGGAGTATAACTAATATCTGCCCCAACATGTTTATCAGAAGAATTAAAATGAACTTGATATTTAGCAGGATTTGGAAACAGTTCTGTATTTCTATGTCGCGAATCTATAACAATACATTGACTTTTGACTGTTTTTTTACTATTTTGTTTAATTATCATTTCTTGATTTGAAGTTTTAATTTTATCACTTTGAGTAAATTCATATGAATTTCTAAAAGACATTTTAAGTATAGATTGTATTAATATAAAAATTTTATCATTTAGTCGAATAAATATTAAAATTGAAATTATATTTTTATTTTAATATAAAAATGAATTATTATAAATATGATAACCAAAAGCGAAATCAAGGCTTTGAGAATAGTGGTTCTTCCAAAAAGGAAACGACTTCGCAATTTAGTACCTCATCATACTTAATACCTTCTGGTAATATTGTCGTAGATAAAAATAGTAGTGATAGTGATATAGAAGATGTAAAAATTCAAAATATTCGAAATGATATTGAAATAGTAAAAAAATCAATGATGAATAATATTGATCAAGTAGTTGAAAGAGGTGAAAATTTAGAAGTTTTAATTAATAAATCGGATTCTCTAAATCAAAATTCATATCGTTTTAATAATCAGGCAAAGGTATTAAGAAAAAAATTATGTAGACGAAATTTTTTAAAAGGAATTCTTGTTTTAATTGTTATATTATTAATAATTTATATAATTATTGGTAGTACTTGTGGTTTTGATTTATCTTGTTTGAAAAAACATTAAAATTTTAATTAAATTTTATATGTATTTTTATTCATATTATTTTATAATTTTAAATATATAAAATAAAATGAATTTAAATTTTTTTAAAAATCCAATTATATTGGCAATTATTGGTGGATTATTAGTATCTTTATATACATATATTGATGATAGAATAATATCAAAAGAGCAGAGGAAAAAAGCGGAATATTTAAGAATTTTAATAGTTAGTTCTATAATTTTTGCTATTTTATTACCATATTATCATATTCCGAAAAGAATTTTTAAAGAAAATATAATACCTGGACCTGCTCCTTTTTAAATTCGTTAAAATTTTAATATAAACTTGTCTATATTAAATAAAATGAAAATCGCAGAAAAATTATATTTTATTCAGAATGAACGAATTAAACAAAAACCAATATCTTATATTAAAAATGATTTAGAAAAACAATTGGATAATATTTTATTGAATCATAATTTTGGTTCTTATAAAGATGTTATTATAGCAATTACACATATTGATAAAAAAAATAAATTTTTATCAGATGATGAAAAAAATTTAATAAAATATGTTACAGAATTTATATTTATAATTCGAGGAAGAGGATTATTTCAAGTAGGTAATAATCCATATATATCTAAATGGGATTTAGCTATATATTTTTGTATATTTACTGATTTAATTGATTCTAAATTTTATAATAGAGATCATTTGTTAAAAAATGTTCCTAAAAAAACAACACTTAATGCATCAACTCAAACAAAAACAGAAGAAGTAATCGAAATTTAAAATTTTTGAATTATTTTTTATTATTTTATAGCATATGCAGTTCTAGCTTATGCTATAAAATAATAATATCATTAAATACTACAATAATTAACTAAATCAAAGATTCATATTTATATTATTCAAATTTTGGCGTAGTCGATACATGAACATTTTCATAAGCATTTTCATAATGCTCGAATTGTAAATCATACATGTTAATAAATCATGTAAAGTATAGAATTATCAAAACAATTACAATTATTGTTAAACATGTTAAATTTTTTTTGAAATTAAACCATTATAATATATATTTATAAAAAAAATTATAAAACATCAAATAAAAGTTTACATCCATAAGCTACTCCAAAAGCTACTGATACATATTTTAAAGTATCAGTAAATATATTCTTATATAAACTATTATCTTTATTATTATGTTCTTGATTATTATTTTCAATATCTGTATAAAGATTATTTATTTCGTTTATTATGGTTGTTTCGGGTTGAATAATATCTTTTATCATTTTTTCCTCTTGTTCTCTATGTTTTTTATTAATATTATTTTCAACATCAGTGAGTACATTATTAATTATACTTTCTGTAAATTTTATAATTTCTTCTTTCTTTGAATCTAAAGAACTTTGTTCAATTATTTTATTTTCAATATTTATTGACTTTTCCATAAGATTATCTTTTTTATTTTCAACTAAATTACTTACACTATTATTATCATTTTTGAATAATATATTAATCCAGTGATTATCGTCTTCTATATATAATAGTTTATTATTCATTATATGATATGATATAATAAACTATATAGATATATTTATTTTCATAAAAATAAAATTATTTATTTGCTGGCTTGATATTGTATTTATACAAATATTTAGTTATAAAAATAAATATTTAATTTAAGATTCATAACTATTATTACTTCTTGTATGAAAAAATTATTTATAATATTATATAAATACAATGTCAAACGAAGAAATAAATTATAGTTATTTAGTATTCAAAACACGACCATCTCCACTGGATGATAGAGATTGGATCGCTGAAAATATTCATCCAAAATCAAATGAAATAAAACTACCAATTGTATTAGATTATCGATTTAATCAATTACCAATACGAAATCAAGGAAAACAAGGTTCTTGTGCAGCATTTGCTGCATGTGTTATGAAAGAATGGCAAGAATTAAAAAATATAAATTTTAAAGAATATATGTCTCCACAATTTATATATAATCTACGTAAAAATCAAGAAAATGAAGAAAATGAAGGAATGTTTGGGCGAGAATTAATGAAAATTATACAAAAAATTGGTAGTATTGAAGAAGTAAAATATAAATATGGTAAAATAGAAAAAACTGAATTCATAAATAAATATGTTTATGATAGGGCAAAAAATTATTGTATTAAAGGATATGCAAAAGTAGAAACAATTGAAGGTTTAAAAGTTGCATTAAAAAAAAATGGACCTTGTTATATATCTTTTCCAGTCTATAATTATGGAAAAGAATTTTGGCATTCAGAATCGGATGATGAATTATGGTGGGGAGGACATGCTCTAGCTGTTGTAGCTTACGATACTAAAGGATTTTGGCTTAAAAATTCATGGGGTATAAAATGGAATGGAAATGGATACACAAGATATCCATTTACACATTGGGGAAAACATTGGGAAATTTTTACAATTATTGATAATACAAGTAGCATTATATCTGATAATGAACGATTAGAAAATAATAAGGAACAAGAAGAATGTAAAAAAATAGAAGAAAAAGAACGTAAAAATTTAGAACAAAAAGAAAAATTACGAAAATTCGAAGAAACGGAACGTAAAAGATTCGAAAAGGAAGAAGAATTACAAAAATTAGAAGAATTACGAAGATTAGAAGAAAAAGAATTACAAAGATTAGAAGAAGAAGAGCGTAAAAGATTAGAAAAAGAAGAAGAATTACGAAAATTAGAAGAAGTGGGGTGTAAAAAAATAGAAGAAGAGGAAGAAGAAGCAGAAGAGAAAGAAAAAGAAGAGGAAGAATCACAAAGATTAGAAAAAGAACAATGTAAAAGATTAGAAAAAGGGCAACGTACAAGATTAGAAAAAGAAAAAGAATTGCGAAAATTAGAAAAAGAATGTAATGAATTAGAAGAAATATTACAAAAATTAGAAGAAAATTTAAAAGAAAATAAAAAAACAAATAAAAAATCAAAATTTAAATGGAAACTTTGTTCAAAATTTAAATGGTGTACCAAAAAAAAAAATAAAAATTTTACTTGTTAATTATGTAATATGATTAATGTGTTAAATCATAATAAAAAGAGTGAGCAGTTTTATAAAATAAACTTCCTTTACTAAGAGGAACAAAACCAATTAATCCTAATGCATATCTTGCTTTTTTTACTGCAATTGCCCATTTATTCGTTTTTCCTAATTTAACTTTAGCAGCAGATTTTTTTTTTTTTGGTCTCCCAACTTTTTTTTTACCTCCAATTTGTAGAGTATCCGATATTGAATTTACTGGAATTTGTTCATTCTGTTCAGATTCTGGTACAATATTTGGCATATTTGCTGGAATTTGTTCATTCTGCTCAGATTCTGGTACAATATTTGGCATATTTACTGGAATTTGTTCATTCTGTTCAGATTCTGGTACAATATTTGGCATATTTGCTGGAATTTGTTCATTCTGTTCAAATTCTGTTACAATATTTGGTATATTTGCTGAAATTTGTTCATTCTGTTCAGATTCTGGTACAATATTTGGCATATTTGCTGGAATTTGTTCATTCTGTTCAAATTCTGGTACAATATTTGGCATATTTGCTGGAATTTGTTCATTTTGTTCAGATTCTGGTACAATATTTGGCATATTTGCTGGAATTTGTTCATTTTGTTCAGATTCTGGTACAATATTTGGCATATTTGCTGGAATTTGTTCATTCTGTTCAAATTCTGTTACAATATTTGGTATATTTGCTGGAATTTGTTCATTCTGTTCAAATTCTGTTACAATATTTGGTATATTTGCTGGAATTTGTTCATTCTGTT